GGTGCTTTAACTTTCATATTAACAGGGTTTAGCTTTTGACATTCCACCGTCTTTATACATAGTTCTTTTAGCTTTACCGCCACCCATCATTTTTTTCTTTTTCATTTCTCCACCATACATCATTTTTTCACGTCTAGCAGATTTGTTACCCATATCGTTTTTGTAGTCACCTTTTTTCATTTTATTCTCCATTTAAAAAAGGAGGAGTCCTAAGACTCCCCCAAATGATTATTCTTAATCAATACCGTAGAAAGCAGTTACTAATGCTTCAGGTCTAAGAACTTTAGCTCCATAGACATGAAGACCTCTCACGATGTCACCAAAAGAACTAGGGTCTCTTATGACTTCTGTTGAAAGGATTGTGTTAGCAGTTGCAGTAGATGAGATATGACCACCTAAACATTTACCAGCAGCATTAGATGTTGCAGCAATGTTGTTAGATTTGTACATATCAAATCCTCTTAGTTTTCCACTTGATACTAAACCGTTTCTAATTGAACCTTGACCTGCGTTGAAGTCTACAGATAACAATTTAGAAGAAGCTTGACCTAGAACTTCGTAGAAGTCAGGACCAGCAACGAACCATCTTCCTTCTTCAGGAACATTTTGCTCGTCTAATAGTCTTGCCATTCTAGCCATAACGTCTATTGGGTCATGCTCGTTAGTACCAAAACCAATGTCCAAGTTACCAGTACCGTCAAAAGTTCCAGCAGCTAAGTCAGTAGCATTGTCACTACCTAACACGTGGTCAGGTGATGAACTTGAAACTCCTGAGAACATAGTTGCGATAACAGCAGCATCATATGAATCTCTTAAAGCATAAGCAGCAGATGAACTCGCTACTTCTTTAAAGTTTACATGTGACATATTTGTTTCAATATCATCTACGATGAATTTGAAAGCTTTAGCACTGTCAACAACTAATGTTAGTTCTTGGTCAGTTAGTTTAGTTGCAGTAGTGTCGCTACCTCTGGTATAATCAGAGACAGAGATTACTGGTTCTTTGATGATTTTTACTGAGTCTCCATAGGCTGAAATTTCACCGGCATAGTCGGTGTTTGTAATAGCTTCTACAACCGAAGATTTTCTAAAGAAGTTTAAAACCTTTTTAGAGTAAACGGAAGGTAGAAAGAAACTATTAGTTTGTCCAGCTACGGAGTTAGCAAAGTTAGCATCAGTATCTGTTGAAGGTTCAAAATATTGAGCCATGATACATTCTCCTTGTAGTTAATATAGTTTATTTTACGATTCTGCCTTCTTGCATTGCATCTGATATTTCTTGTTCGTATTTATCAAATTCAGCAACACTCATGGCAGCAATCTCCTTTTCAGACCAAATCTTTTGTTGTTTAGGTTCTACGCTTGTTGTTTTTGTAGAAACCATATCAGCAGCAGATTTTCTAGTCCGTTTAGAAGATGACTTAATCTTCGTAGGTTCAATACCAAAATCTTTTTTAAACAAATCTAAAGCACGTGAAGCTAGGTCAGCATCGTTAGCATTTGAGTATATCCAATTTTGAATAGACTGTGGCTGCTCTTTTGCCCAACCATGGAAATCTTCACTGTTTCTGATGTCTTCAAAATCAGGATGTTTTTCCATTAACCTTTTTTCTGCATCTTGTCGTACTAACTGTTGTTCTCTTTCTTGGAGTTTACTAAGGCGTTCTTCTAGAACTTTTGCTTTAGTCTCCGATTGTAGATGAGCAACTGTTTCTACAACTTCGTAAACATCAGGATATTGATTCTTAAATTCTTCAAGTTCTTCTGCAGATTTAGGAGCTTTATATTCGGTTCTATTTTTAGTAGCTTCGTCTATAAGTTCTTGTTCTCTACTTTTAAACTCATTAAGTTTACTATCGTAATGTTTTTTTAAATCATCATATCTTTTTTTATAATCTGGTCTCTTATAAGGTACATCCTTTTTAGATTCCAGTTCTTTAGTATTTACACTTCCTTCATCATTTATTTCAGTAACATCGTCACTTTTAAATAACTTGTTTGAAGGCTCTTCAAAATACAAAGATTCTGATGATACAAAAGGTTTATCTTCTGTGTGCCATTCTTTTTTTGCATTATAAGGATTTGGCGTATCCTCTGCTTGGACTTTATTAGTCATTTTCTTTCTCCTTACTCAGGGCTTCGTTTAACAAGGTAGCTGCGGGTGTCGACTGTGCAGGGCTTGTTCTTGTAAAGGTAGCCTTTCGGGTTAATATTTAGTAAGGTGCCAAATATCTTTGGGTAGCCTTACCATAAATTATTTAGCTTCTAACGTAATCAGATGAACCTTGAACCATTCTTTTTTTAAGTTCGTCTTCAGCAATTTCATCTTCTTGCATGACTCCTGAACTTAATAAAGATTGTGGTTTTTCTTCTTGTGACATTCCGCCTTCAGCTAAACCTTGTCTTTCATCTGCTTTCATTTCTGCATCTTTCATCATACGCATCAATTCATCAGCTCCGATTTCTTCTACAGCTTTTGCAGTAAAGACAAATTCTCCATCAGATAACCTAGCAGGTATACTGTCAGAGACTCCTGAACCCGGACCTTCAACAGGACCGGACCCAGCAAATTCTTGAGCAACATCTATGACTTTATCAAATATCATAGCAAGTTCCTCATCTTGTTCTAGTTTGGACATAAGCATATCTTCTTCTTTTTCTGTTAATGCTTCATCCATTATAAATCTTGTGTAGTTATTTTCCATGGCATTATCGTTTAACATACCACCATCTTCATAACCCATTCTTTCAACAACTTCAGGTGCTTCTTTTCTAAGAGCTTCTATACCGGGACCACCGTCTTGATACATAACTCTATCGTCATCAAGTAATCCACCTTTTTTCTTTTCTTGTCTAAAAAATAATCCACTTATACCACCAGCATTAGTATTATATTCTTTTTCTTCTGCCTCTTCTTCTGTTTCACCTACTAAATTTAAAGGAGCTGATTTTTTTACTTTTTTAAAGAGTTTTTTAAGAATACCTCCAAAAAATAATTTTTGTCTGTCGTCCATAATAATTCCACCCTCTGCAAAGTCTCCTCTAGCTACAGCTTCGTCTAACATTTTATCAATTTCATCTGCTGTAGGAGGAGTTAATTCTTTTAACCTTGGGTCTTCTTTTTTAGTTTTTGTAGGTTTTTTATCAAATATTAAACCAGAATAAGCTCTAGTAAATTCTTGTACATCTTTTTCAGAATATCCAGCTTGTTTTAACATTTGATTAGCTTGAGCAATAGTTATATCACCTTCATCTAACATTTTAATAGCATCATCAAAATCAAAATATTGAGTATTATCAACTGCATCAATTTGTTTAGTCATTCGTTTAGAATGTTTTTTATTTAGTTTAGTAACAAGTTTTGTTAAAGATTTTGCTGCTCCACCAATACTATATTTTTCTCTATCATCTAAAAGCATTATTTCTCCTTGGCTTTTCCTATATTTAAAGCAAACCAATCAATTATTTTGTAAGCTTTACCTACTAAGTTATCGTCAACTGGTGTAGGTGTTAAAGCAGCAACCATTGAACAGATTGAAACTATCCATGGAACTACTCCAACTATTTTTAAAATTGTGTCTAATAAATCTAACATACTATTTCTCCTCTTTTCTAGTAATTGCTTCTTTAACCTGTAGGTCCAACTGCTCTAGGCGTACCAGTAAATTCACTTTCCCCTGCAACCGGTACATTTCCTGTTCCGATGTTGCCACCACCAGTGCCTGTAACTCCAAGTTCTTGAGGTTGTTCAGGTGTTCCTTGAATCCCTCCCATAGTTCCGGGTTGCCCGTCAGTAGGTTGAGCCTCCTCGCCAATCGTTTGTCCAGCATTTTGCATTCCTATTATTTGTGCCATTATAGCTGCTTCTTCAGGGTCATTGAGTATTTCATCAGGGTCTAAGTCTAAGCTATAAGCAAGTTCGCTAACCAATTTAGAAATCTTAACAAACGGTGCAATAGCAGGACTTTGTGCAGTTTGTAAGAACATAGTAAGTCTTTGACTTCTTACTTCTTTTTGCATCAAGCTATTTGTACCAGTAGCTTTAACTTCTAAATCACCTTTAACATCCAAATCATCCTCTAAGAATTGCATGTTCCACTGAAAATAAGCTTCTCCAAGTGGCTTCAATAAAAAGTCATCAAGATTTTTAATGACTGTTTTAATATTTAAACTTGATGCTCCAAGCAACATGGACATGCCTGAAGCAGTCCTTGTCATACTTTGAACACCTGTCTGTCCGTGTGAATAACTAGGTATACCTGTTTGTTCGTCTGCAAGTTGTCTAAACTTATCAAACATCATCATGTTTTCTGGTGCTGTATTAGGAAACTTTAAACCATGTATAGCTTGTCCCGGCATACCAGCTTGTCTTCTAAATATTTTACCCGGATATATTTCCATTGATTGTCCACCAACTAAAGCAGACTCATCTACATCAAACACCAAAGAACCTGCCATTGCTAAATTGTCTATTGCCATTCTAGCATGACCGTTCATAATTTGTTGACTGTCATCCATATTTTCTGCTACACCAATACCAAAGAAGTTATAAGGATTTCTTTCGTATGGGAACGAATGATATGGTATTCTATATGGAGTAAATGGATTTATTACAGCTCTTAAGAGTTGGTCTCCGCATATCCATACGTTTACTTGAACTTCATCTAAATCATCTATATCGTCATTAAGTTCAATACCTACTTCTCTAGCGTATTCTGCATCCATGATTCCCCAATACTCAATAACTTCAAAGCTATTATCGTAAGATTCATCAGCTCTTGCATCGTCTTTTAGAGAAGATTCAAAATCTTTTTCAACATAATTAGGACCTAATTGAATAGTTGTTCGTATTGCATCTTCATCAAAGTAAGGCATGTTACGTAGTTGCCTTAGTTGACTTCTATTCATTTTATGTCTATGGATAACGTATTCACATTCTTCCATATTAGTTGCACTTGGGTCTGGATAAAAATCCCAACAACTTACAAACTCTATTCTTGGTACTCTAACTTCTAATGGGTTATAAGTTCTTTCGCCTTCTTCGTTTGTGTCCCACTTATGAAGTTTTTTATTAAAGTTAAATGGTCCTTTTACAATCCCTGTACCAAGTAGAGCAGATTCTAAAAGAGCATTTCTTAATTCTGAGTTACCGTTTGATTCTTCAATCTGGTCATGGATAAGTTTTTCCATTCTTCTTGCAGCTCTTTGTGCAGGAGATAACTCAAGTTTTTGTGGGTCAGCACTAACACCGTCTTTTAGTATACCAAGGTCTTGTGCTTGGTTTTCAATACTATCTTCAAAAATACCATTATAAAAAGTAGCACCGGGTTTTAAAGTTTTACCATCTCCTTTATAACCAAAGTCATAAGGATTTCTGTTAGCTCCTTCTCTATTACCAATATCATCTGGTAACTCTTCAGGCATTGAAGTTTCAATACTAGGAGTAGGATTTGAAATATCTAAATGTGCGTAGTCTGTTTCACCTTCAGGTATTTTAGTTTCAGCAATTCCTATTGGAAATTTACCGGTACCAAAGATAACATCAACAAGTTGACCAAAAGCAGCAAGTACTTTTGTTTTAGTTATTTTAACAAATATTCTAGATTTTTCAGAGTCTCTAAACTTTAAACCTTTAGAATATAAACCTCTATAGTTTTCGTAAGCTTGTAACCATCTTCTTTCATCAGTTTCTCTAGCATCTTCTGCTTGAGCATACCGACCTTTAATAATACCAATAAGATTTCTACGTTGGTCATCAGGTAATGTTAAGTTTTTACCTGACTCACCTTCTACTTCTTCGTAGATGTAATCAGCATTTAAAAATGTATTATCTTGTTCTGCCATCTATTAATATCCAAATGTAGAATCTACTGGTTTGTACATCTCACGTTTTAAACCTCTAATCCTTTCTAATGGGCTTTCCATTCTTGGTCTACTCATTATCATATAACGCAATGCATCATATGCGTGGTCTGAAGCATGTGTATCTACATCTTCAGGATTAGTTTTAGATAACGGTATAGACTGTAGTTCTCTTATTAAGTTCGGACATGTATTAAATATCTGTAACTTAGGTCTACCGTTTTCTCTAACCTTTAAATACTCGTGTATTTGTATTTTACCTTGTATTCTGTTTTTATCGGCTCGTCTTAATTTATGACCAGCTCTTACTAAACTTTCTCCTACAGTTGGACCAGTTGTACCTGTATTTGCCCAAGCTGCAGTATCTAAGACCCCACTTACCGAAAAAGGGTCTTCTGTTTCCATATCTGTTATTATACTAGCTAATTCCTCACCTGTCAAGCCTTTTTTGTATAATTCTCTATAAATTATCAAAGTATTGTCATTCATGTCCATTATTCCCCATAAACAACAACTTTCTGAAGCATAACCATAGTCAATACCTTTTACTCTTTCCCAGTGTACAGGAAGGGCAAAAGGAGTAATAACATGTACTTTAGGGTCAAATTCTGTAAATGCTGCACCTTCTGCAACATCCCAATTACCTTCTAAAAGCTGTTGTCTTTGAGTAGGTGGTAAAGATTTAAGCATTTGTTCATATACGCCATCTTCAGACAAATAAGGGTTATCTGCTAGTTTAGCAGGAATAAACTTTCTTGTAAGACCATCATTACCTATAAAACTTTTATTAGACTCATGCGGTTCTATGTATCTATTTTTAACCCAATGTGACCCAACACCACCGGGGTTAGCAGTACAACGTAAGTAAGTTTTTATTTCTGGGTCAGTTGTACGTAACCTTGAAGCAAGGTAGTTCCAACTAAACTCGGTAGGTAAATGCGTTATTTCATCAAAACCTATCCAACTATAAGCTTGTCCTTGATACCTGTATACGTCTGCATCTCTTTCAAGGAATCCAAATTCTACTTTGGCTCCACTAGGAAAGTTCCAAAGCTTTTCAACCTCACGAAACTTAGCACCGGGAAATGCTTGGGGATATAGTTCACGAGACTTATCAATCATCTCTCTAAGCTCTGGCATAGAACGTCTTAGTATTAAGGCTCTGTGGTCTTTTTTATGTGCATATCGTAGTGGGTCAACCAACATTGCATAGGATTTACCACCACCAGCAGCACCACCATAAAGTACATCTTTTTCATCAGCAGCAAGAAAGTCTGTCTGTGGACCTTCGTTTGGATGAAAAATAACTTTAGAATCTTTAAGTACTTCTTGTACGCTAGGTGTAACTTGTTCTAATTCTTCAGTAGTAACTATATTATCTGTAGTTTTTTCTGTAGCCTTTTTAATTACTTTTTCTTCTGTTTTAA